CACGAAGATCAAGAAGTGCCTTAGCTTTCAGCAGCCTCTGAACCATAGTCGTAGCGTTCGGATCACTTACTGGTTCAATGTCAAAGTCCTGACTAGAAAAGTCTGCTTGAACAATGGCATTAGAATCATCAAGTACTAAGCCATACGTCATCTGATCAAGATACAAAGCATTAAGCCGCTTGATCTTCTTAAACTCTTTATACTGTGATCGATGAATTCTTTTATGAACAGCGGAATAGACTTGTAAGCCCTGTTCAATCAATGCTAGTACGCTTTCAGCTGGAACATTCGCACCTGGAGAATTTCCTGCCAAGATGTCTGTCATTCCTGCAAGTTCTTTACCTGCTTCAACCAACATACCAAGCAGTTGAAACAAAGTTCCACTTGGTTCACGAACTGGAATCGGGAAGACATTCTTCCGCAGATCATCACCAGTAACATCAACAGGCTTCCACTCACCAGACTTAAGTTGGATTGCCTTACCACGACCAAGCCGTAAGCCCCTGCCAAGGAAACCTGATTGCCTATTACTTAAAGTCCCAGCATCAATCAGTTGGTTCAGCAAGGTATTAATAGCTGCATTCGTGCTCATCAACAAACTACCAAAACCCATTCCATAAAAACCACCATCAACAGACGGCATGAAAAGGTATCTAGTAAAATACTGCTCAGGCAGAATCTTGACTATTGCTCCATCAGGATCTTGCAAACCTTGTTCGTTATTAGTTCGAATAACTCCGTCAGATGCCCAGCGTGGAGATATCCTGACTAACTTCTGCGTTGCCTCATGAATCGTTACAATGTAAGGCTCTTGATAACCATCACCATCAAGATCGTACCAACGATGCTGCTCAAGAAACAAATGTGGAGTTTCATCATCAATATCCGAGGTTTTGTCAGATACCGCTTGACCAAGTTCTTCAACTTTGAACTTGATAAACGTTCCTGAGGTTATTCTTTCTACTATCTCATTATGGTAAAGATAAATCTTATGTGTAACTCGTGGAGCCCGCTCAAGTGACTCGGCAAAATAGTTTACAACCAGGTCATCTGCAAAAACTAAACTTGATACATTCTTTCGCTCAATACTGTCAAAGTAACTCTTCTTGAAAGCACAACCAATCGCGGGCAGCGTAAACAGCAGTTGATCTACGCCCTCTTCCCAGCAGTCCATATGACTAAGAAGCTGGAAAGACATGAACTCACTAATGCGTTGGGATTTTTCTAACTTTGCACCAGTAGGATCAGATCCTATTACCTTTCCTCGAACTACGTTATTGCCTTTAATCAGCTCTGGGTAGGCACGACTTGCAAACTGTATACACGCATTAATAATCAGCGGATACTTAACATTCGCTACTACTTCACCAGCATAAGTTTTCTTCTTGACATGCAACTTAGCAAGATCAATTATTTGTCGATTAAGTTCTTCCCACTCAGCACGGCTGGCTAGGTCAGTCTTATAGCCTTCCAGTGCTTTCGTAGTTATATCACTAATAACTTCACGAGATTGTTTGTCTGCTAAATTACTTACTAAGACTATGGCTTCTGCTCGCAAGACTTCCTTTTCAATTAACTGTTCAGTTAGTTGATCTGGCTTTTGTTCTTGCTCTGCAAGGATTTCTTCCACTGGTTGCTCGGAAGCCCAGATCGGAACGTTGCCTTGGATGTTAGAAATCTCCTGATCTGGCAAAGATTGCATTCCTTCTGCGCCCGCCAGTTCTTCAGGAGATATATTAGTTGGTATAATTGCCATTACTCAATATCCTATAAATTTATACTCAAGTGATTATTAATATTAGCTTCGGCAATCTTTATTTCTTCAATAAGCTTATTTCTATGCATAACAGGAAACCATTCTTTTTTGCCTGCTTCAGGTTGTGCATACACTTGAATATTATTTAAAATATTCTTTTCAGTCTCAAAGACATTAGGAAATAATTTACTCATGTAAACATAACTACAAGTATCTATTGGTTTATCTTTGTTATAATAGTGAAGTCTAACTTGAGCATCTGTTGTACATCCTATTTTAATCAAAGATGGAAATGATGAATCAAATAGAATATACATAAAACCATCAGATAAACGATTATCATCATCTCGATATAATCCAGAAGATTCTTCACATTTACGGCAAATTGTACTGATAGATCCAGTAGGGGCAAATGTAATACGAAAAGCTTTTTTACCTTTTACTTTTTTACAACTCCTACAATATCTTTGAGTTTTCTTATTTACATTAACAATTACTACATCAATACTATCTATTTTATCAATACCTAAAAGGGCTTCACAAGTACGACAAGTTTTACTTGTATGTTTTTTAATACTATTAGTAATCCTAAAACATTCATCTTTTATTTTATTTTTATGACAAACTTTACATTGTTTTAATCGAGATAATTTCAAAATAAAATCCTATTATAACTTAGTAACCAGTAACATAATTTGTTTCGGATTCATTATAAAGCTCGCTCTCTTCCCAGGCAGCAAATTCCCAATAAGGAGTAGCAATCGCTCGATCAAGTCCTGACATAACCAAGTATCTCATACAGTCCATCAAGTGATCACGATCCTTAACAGGATGGCCATTTTTATCCCTTCGATATATCCGAAATTCAGAAAGAAAATTAACTAAAGTACCAAAAACTTTCAGGCGATTAGTAGAAAGCATTTGCCAAACTTTATACAAACCAGCCTCAACAGATTTATCTGCATTTGAAAGATCAAGACCTACATCAGTGAATAATTGAAAAACATTTCTACCATCTATTTGAGATCTTCCATGGGCAGCTGTGTCAATAACTCCAGGGATCCAAAAACCTCGTGCCTTAATTCCTTCAGCATGAATAACTGGCTCAGCTTGCCCTTGATAATATTCGGAGTAAAGAAAAGTAATATTACTAGTTGGATCTGTTGCAGCCCAAAGACATGCAGTCTTTTTCCATCCAACATCAAGAGCATAGCAACGTTTCCAATGATCAGGAATAGGAAAGTCAGTAACGGTGATATTACTTTCAAGGATTGGATAGATTGCACCTTCATCGAGCTGAGGAACACCTTTGGAACGTGCTTCTCGCTGATGTGGTGGCAGGGCTGCCCAGAGTTTTTCTTTTTGTTCTTTAGTTAAATGTGGCGCGTCGTCCCAGGTTGCTTGAATTAAGAAGCGACTTCCATCTTGGTGATCTTCTACTTTGCCTTCTGGCATGAACTGTAGGACTGTTTCAGTGAGGCCACCAAGCGGTGTGAAGGTCAGCAGGATGATTCCGTTTGTGGTCATTGTCCTGGTGAGGCACTCAGTGTAGATGTCCATTGGTGACTCTTCATCAAGCCAAACGACATTTATTTCTGTGCCCTCAAAGGACTTGCGGCCTTCAGCGTATGATTTGATCTTGCAGCGAGAGATACCACCAGAAATGTGTTGGACGAGAATTGTGTCTACTGCGTTTGGAACGCCACCTGCACGAGGTGTTGTTTTAATGATGTACTTTTCAGGGATAAGGCCAGTGCCCTGCTCCTCTGGTGTTCCGATGAGCTTGAACTGAACGATGTCTCGAGCTGTTGTACTAGTAGTTCCGCAAGCCCATGCAGTTATCGGTTGGGTGAACCTGCGACCAGCCCACCAATCAGGATAGCGGCCCGTGAGGTGCAGCGTCATTTCGTATGCGCCAATGCCTTCGCTCTTGCCGATCCGGTTTGCAGCCATGATGCAGCGCTCAGAGAATGTTGCTCCGGCGGCAAAGAAAGCCATGTGCTTAGGATAATTATGGCGACTTAATGGCCCGGTCTCAGGATAATACTGGATGATTCGGTTTTGCTTGATGCGTGTGGCTTTTTCTTTGAGTAGCTTTAGATATTGCTCCTTTTGATCTCGGTTGAGGTGGGAAATGTCCTCAAGAGGTTGATCAAGGGTTGGAACAAGATTTTGGCTAAGTTCAATCATCAGGAGATTAGCTGATCAAGATCATTTTGGGTGAAAAATGTTTGCAGGAATTTTAGCTAGCAAAGAAAGGGATTCTTCCGACTGGTGGTCATGAAGGAGAAATGATTCATTACAAAAGTCATTCGAGTCATCTTGATTACTGGTTTGAGGGCAGTTATTAAGTTGATCGGGAGAATCCCTATATTCGATAGCAAAGTCGTCAAGTTCTTCAGGTTCGTCAAGTTCTTCAGTTAAGTCGAGGTCTTGAAGGCCAAGCTCGATTGCTTCTTGTTCAGTTAGCTCGGCTTGTTCTGGATGTTCATCAGTGAACATAACTTTGGGCTGGTCCGTAGCTAACTTGTTCGGGTCTTGTTTATATGTTTTCGCGATGCTTTCTTGCATGGCCATAATTTCGGCTTCTATCTCGGCATCTGTCTTGGTCTGCATTGTCATATCGACATGCAGTCGGTCTGGTGCTTTGAAGCCTGTTCGGTCAAGGACGTCTTTGGCTGCCGTCAGCTGGACGCTATGAGGTGCCTTCTCGGCCGGGTTCATGATGCGCTCAATGACTTTCAGGGCACTTGAGTTCATGCTGACGAGCTTCTTACGTACGTCTAGGACTGCTTCTTGGGCTTTGTCTTGGAGGCCTTCCAAGTAGGCTTGGCCTAGAGGAGATCGAATGATGAGACTTACGGTCACGGGGGACATCTCTAGCCGCTCGGCGATTTCTACGCTCTTGTATCCAGCGAAGACCATCTGGATTACTGTGCGATGCTGACTGCGGAGCTCTTTGAGCATTTTGCCGTGACCTGAGTTAAGTGGTGGAAACTGGAAAAGTGGTAAAGGTTTTTCAGACCTTAGAAGAACCGTAACATGCTGGGCAGGGAATTGCAAGGGAAAAGTTAAATATCCTAAAGATTCCTCTTTTGTCCTGATTGCCGGCATTTAGTTTTGGCTGCCGGATTATTTTACGATGCTTGACTTGGTTTATTGCTACTAATAGGTTGTTAGGCTTTTTTGATTGTTCCAGGTTTTTGAGTTTTTATTACAATAAACCATTATCTAGTAAATATTTTTTAGCAGGAGAGCAATTATTTATTAAATCATATCCTAAACGTAGTTCTGCATCATAACGCACTTTTACTGCATCAGCAAAAGAATTATAAATTCCTAAAGCAATATTTTTTCTATTATCACTTATTCTTGCTTGCCATTTATTTGAAGCTCTATGGAAAGATACTCCAGCAACTCCTGATGTATTATTAGATCTATATAAAATATTAATAGCATTTTCTTCTCTTGATAATTCTCTAAGATTTTCTATTCGATTATCACCTGGGTTTCTATTAATATGATCTAAATTAATTTTTGGAAATTCTCCATAATAGTAAAGCCAAGCAAGATGATGTGCTAAATAACTTTTTCCATTAATTCCTATACGAGTATATCCGCTAGCAGTTTTATTTACATACTTTTGAGATGATCTTTTCTTAAAAGAACCATTTTCAGGATTATAGATAAATAATTCTTTAAGTTCTTGTTGAGTAATCTTTTGCATAATGTAAAATCTCCTATAGTTGGGTTTATCTTTAGTTTGTAAATAATTGTAGCATGAATATAGAAAAATGTCAACGGTTATTTTTGGTGTATTTTGCCGGCATTTGGAACTTTCTTCTTTCCGCAACTCAATGGAGAAAGCCTTATCCGTTCAGGTAGAACCGAGGCATCGGTTGTTAGGCAGTTAGCCCCAACTAAAAATTGTTCCCCAAACTAACAAGTTTCATCTGGCAAACATTCTCAAAAGAGAACTGATCTTACTTGGCAGCAATTCCCAGCTAGTAATTACTTGACAATGATTATCAGGATACATATTGACCAGGTGATCTAATAGCTGGAAAACTTATTCACTTGGAAAAGTTATTCACCAAAAAACTATTTTAAAAAACTTGTTGACAATCCTTTCCCGGTGATTTATCTTCTCCACATGACCAGGATAGAAAAGTATCTCACCTGGTAAATGTGGAACAACTAAAAACAATCTTAATAAGGGGAAAAACTATGTTACATAATTGCTCAAGTTGTGGGATTAAAATAATTCGAGACGATTCTTTCCAGGGAACTCTTTGCACAGTTTGCGAGGACTCATTAAAATACATCCGGGAAGATATGCAAAGAATATGCAATAAATATGGATTGACCACTAAACAGTTTGCACATATCCTGGTAACAACAATCCAGGAAAATAAGAATAAATAAAACTTGACATAATCCCGAACATGATTTAAAACTGTTCATAACAGGGGAAAAATAGTTTTTCCCTTAACTAACATTATTCTAAGGAGAATCATTATGTCACAATCTATCTACGTAACTCTAGAAACATTGACCACTGAAACATCCGTACCTGAAATGAAGAACAAAGACGGAAAAATTCTCCGGGCGAATATGGGCTCAATCTCACACAGTCTGCCACGTGAAAATTACCCGACGACAGAAATTTTCGACAATGAAGTACTTTTCCTCGAATGGGCACAGGAACGTGGTGCCTTGCATGCCATTCTGCAAGCGGGGATCAATGATTGGCTAATTGCAGACCGGGCGGCCTTTAAACGGATGGTAAAAGGTAATTGGAGTGAGTCAATCGGTCAATCCAATGTTAATGACCGAGAATGGGTTGTTTCGACTAGACCAGAAAATGCTAAGACCGACGAACAAAAAGCAAAAGAGGCAATGGCGAAATTAACACCCGCTCAAATTGCCGAAATTATCAAGTCAATGGGCAAATAGCATAAGCTAGAAACAACCTTAACATTGCCGGATTAGTCCCTTGTGGACTTTTTCGGCATGGGAGAAAAATCATGATAACCAAAGATGAAGCAGAAAAAATCTTACGCGAATATAAAGAAATTGAAGAACTAGAACGTAAAAAGCTGCAAGATGAAAAAGCTGCTAAGGTAACTAAAGGCTGGAAAACTTGTGAATGGATTGTTACGCCACAAACTCGCCAAATTTTCGGCTGTTCTGAAAATTATTTGATCGGCTGGCATGTGAATCAGCGAAATAGTTACAACAATGAAACACATGGAATGTTTTATTATGTAACATATCAAAACGTTCTAATGCATGATGGCGGAGGTACTTGCGTATTACGTGACGGAATAGTAATAACTAATCAAGATATTCAAGAGTTAAATAATGGCAAAATTCCACCGATCTTGACAATACGAAAAGTCAATCCCCAAACTGGAGAAAAACTTTAAAACAATAATAACTTTTCCTCTTTTGCCCGATTAGGTACTCGTTACCTTTTCGGGCATTTTTTATTGGTGCATTGCCTTGAATCACTTATGGAATTAGTGATCCGCCAGGTAGTTTGAGCGTTCATATGTGAACGGGTGTAACCAAATGGCAACAATTGTCATTGAATGGCACCAACTGAACACCACAAGCTGTCACCACCTGACGCCATTCGTTACCATATGTAACCAACTGTCACCACCTGACCACCGGGGGACGTCACCAACTGTCACCATGCGTCACCGCCTGTAACCACCGGGATACAAAATTATGCCCTCAATTGGTGCCTCCTGTAACCACCTGTAACCATGCGTCACCACCTGTCACCATAAACTCGTGATCACCTGTCACCACCTGTAACCAACTGTCACCATGCGTGTATGTTTTGGCACCAAAACAGATACATATGTCACCATGCGTACACGGTAAAACGTCACCAACTGACCACAAAACAGATACAACTGTCACCGGAACAGCCACAACTGTCACCAAAAAGACCACAATAGCCATGGAATAAAGGCAACAATTTCAATGACTTATGCTTTTTATGTCACCATATGTCTATGTTTTGGCACCGCCCGTACACCTCCCCCCTGTATCGAAAGGAGCCAAAAGACGGCAAAAGGGAGTGGTAGTTAGTTCTTAAAAAAAAAATTAGAAAAGCCTAACTTTATAACACTAGAGAGGCACGGTGGGGAGGTGTACGCATGGTGACAAAACGTACACAGCCAAAAAACATATCCAACAATTCCAACTACTTAGCAAGCCATTATGGCACCGCCCGTCACCGTCCGTCACCAAAAAACGTCACCAATCGTAACCAAAAGGCAACAAAACATTGACAACCGTAACCATTCGTGTTAATCTGTCACCAAACGTACACACCACCAACCACCGAACCACTAACAAAACTTTATCAGGAGGTAACACAATGTCAAGCCCACACATGTCCTTCAGACTAAACGAGTACCAACTCGCAAAAGCATTACGAATCCTCGTAACTCTAGAACCAAACATGCCAATCCCATCGTTTAGCCAGGCAGCTAAAACAATTATCATCGACTGGATTGCCAAGCACTCAATCAATGCCTCTCTAGTCACATCCCAGGCAGACATTGAAGCAATCAAGACAATCATTAATCTACCAGTTGAACAAATCAACCCATACACAACAATTCAAACTCTCATGAGACACGCTGCCGAGCAATCAAGCTCACCAGTCCAGCCAAAACAAACTCACAAAACACCCCAACAAATACAGCGTGAACTCGAAGAGGACAGGCTCTTCACCGAGATGCGTCGCGAATCACTCAAAAAGAAAGCAGAAGAAGCCCAAACATTTCAGCAAGATCCAGACTTTGATAATCAAATCGAACTCGCTTCTCAAGCATCAAAAAGAGTATTGCACAAAGCTCCAATCGAGCGCGAAACAGAATCAGTCATAAGCACAGTAACTGACTTCAGCCCTCCACCAGAATGGAAGCAATAGTCAACCTTAGCACAATCGGCGGCGCAGATACCGTCAAAAAACGACAAAACCTGGCCGCCACGCCACGAACAACCCTGTACCGCTACAACCCTACGCAAAAAGCAAAAACAACCGTAGCGGGCCTCCTGACCGTTTTTAAAGAAAAACACCACAAGCCACAAAAACACGGCAAAAGGCGTTGACAAGTCCGACAATGGTATGTTATACTCCTTTCATGATTCAAAAACCGTGCCAACCGCCACAAAAAAAAACGTCCCTATATATAAAGGCCGGCAAGCAACAAAAACTCTACAAGGAATAACAATGAGAGAATTAATCAACAAACTTCGTAAAATAAAATCTTTTCCTGGATGTATTCCAGACCAATGGGCGTCAACTTCTTACATGAAAGATAGAGACATAGAAAAAGAACTTCTTAATCGATATAATCAATTTCTCAGATTAGAAACTCTTCGCGGTTGCGGCGAGCTTACTAAAAACGAAAAGTCAGAATTATCACTATTAAAAGAATATTTTAACGATGAAGATTAAAACTCAACACAAGGAACTACAAGACCATGACAAACCTAGATATCAGAATAGCAATAATCGGAAAAACAGAAAACAATATCATCATTGAGTTTTCCGTACCAAATGAATGGCCAAATCGCCAAGAAATTTCAAAAACTGCAACTATGCAAGACTTCATCAAACTTTATGAAAGTATAACACCTGACAAAGTAATTGATCTAACCTATAGCCGCAAATCTAGCATATTTAACTTGTTCTAACCAAAAGGAAAACAAATCATGCAAACATGCACCATATGTCACCAGCCAACTGATCGAATCTATCGCCAAATCACCAAACCAGGCAAAGACAACGAAAACCTAATCGCTTGCTGCAAATCTTGCGCAGACGAGCAAAACAGCGAAAGTCAAAAACTGGCAATCAGCATGATTCTCAAAGAGGAACAGAAATAACATGGAATACTTCTACTCTGGTTTCGTCATTTTCGTAATCATTCCTATCCTTTACACCTTAACAGCTCTAATCGAGAGAATGCCATGAAAAAGTCAGATATCCAAAAAGCCCGCTTAAAGTTGAATACTCTAATGGATTTGGAAGAAACAAGAATCAGACTAGACTTACAGAATGAACAAACAGCACATTATAAATTGCAACTCCTGGCAAACTTTCGCCCAGGCGCCAGCCTTCGCCAGATCAACAACCAACGCAAGATAAACCTCAAGTGAGCCCCCAAACCATGACACTCATGAAACCAACAGCCCTAATTGACCAGGACGGTCTCGTCGTCCTTTTCCTCGATGGCGACAAAGGAACAGTCATCAAGAGCGACGGCACATACCCCATCGGATTCTATTCGGAAACCTGGGACCTTGACGAACATTGGACACCATTCAAAGGAACCATAACAT